GTATTGGTTTTTTGTTAATCATATCGATTACACATTTCGCATCTTCTGGATGTATAGCCTCAAGTAATTGGATAAAAATTGATTCTCTTTTCCAACTTGGCATATTATCACCGACTCCACCTTTAACAAAGTACTTCAATTGAACGTTTCTTCTTAAAAAGCTAGATGGTGTATTATGAGGGTCGCTAGCCGTGTAAGGTGGTGCACCTGGTGGGAGGTTCCATACTAGAGTATCATCTAACGTACCTTTAAAAATATCTTGTATTGCCCAATTTACATTGGCTTTTAATATTCCAATCTTTTCTTTTTTGCTCTTAGTATTCTTTAACTTTTCTAGTACTTCATAAACCATAAGTACAGACATAATATAACTCCTATAAATTTAAACTATTTTTATTTATATAGTATACTATAACTACATATAAAAGTAAATACCTTTTACCACTTTACTTTTGTGAAAAAACATAGTATAATATGATGTATAAATAAATGTATAAACTAGAAGATGCGATAATGAAATTAGATGATATATTAGAAAATTGGAAAATTGATTGTGAAATATCTAAGACACACTTAGATGAATCCTCAAGACAAACCCCCATGCTACACGCAAAGTATTTAGAGATGCTTATGAAATCTAAACTTATGCTTAAAAGGCTGGAGTTCCAACAGAAAGTATTATTAAGACAAAAGTGGGAATGGTATAATGGTAAAATGGACCAAGATACTATTGAAAAACTAGGTTGGAAACTAGACCCTCTTAATGGACTTAAAGTTATGAAAGGCGATATGAATCTTTATTATGATTCTGACCCTGACATTCAAGAGTCTGAAGAACGAATTCAATATTATAAAACCATTATAGATACATTAACAAATATAGTAGATACATTAAAATGGCGACATCAGACACTTCGGAATATGATAGATTGGAGAAGGTTCGAATCGGGCTCATAGACCATGCGAACCTTCAAATAGATTGCGATCGTTCAACTGCTTATGAACTTGTAGAATTTTTTTCTTTCTTTGTTCCTGGATACAAATATATGCCAGCATTCCGTAATCGTATGTGGGATGGAAAAATAAGATTGTTTGACCAAAACGGTAAATTGCCTGCTGGATTATATCAACACCTTTTACACTTCTGTAATACCAATCAATATGATGTCGATATATATGATACCAAATATGGTAATCCATCTAATGTAGAAGAATTAAATTTTGATGAACTTGTTAATTTTATAAAACAATTAGAACTACCTTTTCCATTAAGAGATTATCAGTTTGAAGCTGTAGTTAATGCTCTTAAAAAGAAACGTGCGATATTAGTATCACCTACTGGTTCAGGCAAATCGCTTATCATTTATATACTTATGAGATATTGGTTACAGATGCTGACAACAGGGTGGAAATACCCAAAAGCAGGTCGTGTGTTAATAGTCGTACCAACAACTTCTCTTGTTGAACAAATGTATAATGATTTTATTAATTACGGTCATGATGAAAAAGCAATGCATAGAATATATTCTGGCAGAGATAAAGTTGGCGATTGTAGTATCTATATAAGCACATGGCAATCTATATATAAATTACCGAAGGCCTGGTTTAGTCAATTTGGTATGGTTGTAGGTGATGAGTGTCACGGATTTAAATCGAAATCGTTAATGTCTATTATGAATAAATGTTCTGAAGCCCCATATCGTTTCGGAACTACTGGAACCCTAGACGGGGCTTTAACTCACGAACTAGTACTGCAAGGATTATTCGGTAAGGTTATGAAAGTAACTACAACCAAGACATTACAGGATAACGATACTCTTGCTAAATTAGAAATCACTAGATTAATTCTAGACTATGATAAAGATATAAAGAAGAATTTTGGTAACAAAAAGTACCATGAAGAAATTGACTATATAGTTACACATGAGAAAAGAAATAACTTAATTGCTAATCTTACAATAAAACAAAAGGGAAACTCTCTAGTATTATTTCAATTCGTTGAAAAACATGGTGAACCTCTATTTAAATTAATAAGAGAAAAAGCAGAAGAAAATAGAAAAGTATTTTATGTATCTGGTAATATAGATACAGCAGATAGAGAAGCAATAAGAAAGATTACAGAAACACAAGAGAATGCTATTATCGTGGCTTCTCTAGGAACATTTAGTACAGGAATAAATATAAGGAATCTACATAATATTATATTTGCATCCCCAAGTAAATCTCAAATAAGGGTGTTACAAAGTATTGGTAGAGGTTTAAGAAAGAGTGATAATAATAAAGCGACTAAACTTTTTGATTTGATTGATGATATTAGTTATTTAGGTCGTAAGAATTTTGCTTTGTTACATGGATTTGAAAGATTAAAAATTTATGATAAAGAAAAATTTACTCATAAAACATATAAGGTGGATATATAATGGATAAATTATTAGATAAAAATATAAAACAATTTAAACTCAGTAATGGCGATGAAATAGTTTGTGAGATATACCAATACCCCGATGATGAATATGAAGAATTGATAGCAACTAAGATAATGGAATTACGTTTCGTGGATAACTATATGGCGGCCATACCGAATAGATATTATGCTTTACGGCCCTGGATGTCTTTCTATGATAATGTAAATTTATTATACTCTCTCAATCCAATGCATATTGTAGGTGAAGTTACTCCGTCGGTTGATTTGAAAAAGCTTTACTTCAAATCTCTTTCTATATTAGAAAAACAAATAAAAGAAGGTGACAATCATAGATTGGTTGTAAGGTCTGATTCTTTAGAGGATGAGGGCAAAGAGGATGAAGAAGAAAGATTAATGGAGGAAATGTATCGAGAAGGTCTCGAAGGTAGAGGTGAAGATGAATTTGATTTTGAATTAGAGTTGGATAATCCAGATGATAGTTCCGCACCGGAAGATAATATTATCAAGTTCAAATTAGATAAGAAGTTACATTAGAGTGTTGGAAAAGGTTCTCTACCCATTGAGCGAAGAACCTTCTTTATTATACTATAACTTTTAAACAATGTAAATACTTTTTTTAAATTAAATTAAAATAAAAAAGATATTTACTTTCGATTAGAAAAGAAGTATAATAATCCCATACATTAAGGAATTACATTATGGTTAAAAAAAGAAAATCTATTCACTATGTTAACAACAAAGAATTCTCGGACAGCTGTCGTAGAATATGTTAAGTTGGTTAATGAAGCTAAAGAGAACAGAGCAAATCAACTTCCAATAGTTCCAGACTATATCGCTATATGTTTTATGCGAATAGCCGAAGGATTATCACACAAGTCAAACTTTGTTGGTTACACATATCGTGAAGAAATGGTTATGGATGCGGTAGAGAATTGTTTAAAGGCTATATTGAATTACAATATAGAAGCCGCAACTCGAACAGGGGCTCCAAATGCGTTTGCGTATTTCACACAAATAACATGGTATGCTTTTCTTAGAAGAATAGCTAAGGAAAAGAAACAGCAAGATGTAAAGATGAGATACCTTTCTACTGCAGGTGCAGGTGATTTTTTATCTACCGATTCTATTGCCAATAATAATATGGGCAACCAAGTGATAAATCATTATGTAAATGTTTTACAAATGAGAATAAACACTGTTAAGGAAAAAGATAAGGTAATTAAAGCATTTGTTGTTAAAGATAAAAAGGCAACAAGAAAGAAAAAAGTATCACTTCGTGATTCAGATCTAAGTGAGTTCTTAGCATGAAGATTGCCGTATTAAATGATACACACGCAGGTGTTCGTAATGCGTCAGACATATACTTAGAAAACGCCGAAACATTCTATAGTAAAGTATTCTTTCCAAAATGTGAAGAAGAAGGCATAACACACATATTACATTTAGGCGATTATTATGACCACCGTAAGTTCGTAAACTTTAAAGCACTTACAGAAAATCGTAAAACATTTCTAAACATTTTAAGAGAACGTAAAATGACTATGGATATTATTCCAGGTAATCATGATGTGTATTATAAGAATACAAATGATTTAAACTCTCTTAAAGAATGCTTAGGTCATTATATGGATGAAGTTAATATTATTATGGAACCTGAAGTTAAACAATATGGTTCTCTTAAAATTGCTTTATTACCTTGGATATGTGCTGAGAACTATGATGATTCAATAAAGTTCATAAAGAAATGTAAAGCTGATTGGTTAGGCGCACACTTAGAATTAAATGGATTTGAAGTTCTAAGAGGTGTTATGACACACGAAGGCATGGATCCAGCTTTATTTAAGAAATTTGAATTAGTTCTAACAGGGCATTTTCATTGCTCATCCAGGAAAGATAACATTTGGTACTTAGGTTCACAAATGGAATTTACTTGGAATGATGCTCATGACCCAAAATACTTTCATATAATTGATACAGAAACAAGAGAAGTAGAAAAGGTTAGAAATACGCATACCCTATACCATAAGATTTATTATGATGATAGGAAAACAAACTATCTAGAATTTGATACTTCTGTATTAACAAATAAACTTGTAATGGTAGTTGTAGTAAATAAATCTGATGGTTTTGTTTTTGATAGATTTATTGATAGAGTACAGAATGAAAAAATACATGAACTTAAAGTCGCAGAAAACTTTAATGAGTTTATGGGTAGTAATGTTAATGATGATGGAATAACAATTGATGATACATTTAAACTTATGGATGAATATATTGATAACGTAAATACTGAACTAGATAAAGAACGTATTAAATCTGAGATGCGTGGTCTAATGAATGAAGCACAATCTTTAGAATTCGCTTAAAAAAGTATTTACAAAAGTGATAAAATATTATATAATAGAGCTTAATGAGTATAACTTTTCAAACAATAAAATATAAAAACTTCCTGTCTACTGGCGATAGATTTACTGAGATAAATCTACGGAATAGTAAAACCACATTAGTTGTGGGTCAAAATGGAGCAGGCAAGTCAACTATGTTAGATGCGATATCATTTGCCTTGTTTGGTAAGCCGCACCGTAGTGTTAGTAAAAATCAACTAGTAAATTCTATTAACCAAAAGAATGCTCTAGTAGAAGTTGAGTTCTTTATAGGTAAAGTTGATTATAAAGTTATAAGAGGTATTAAACCAAACATATTTGAGATATGGAAAAACGGCACTTTAATTAACCTTTCTTCACATTCTAAAGACTATCAAAAAATACTAGAACAAAATATTCTTAAATTAAATCACAAATCATTCCATCAAGTTGTAGCACTAGGTAGTAGTAACTTTATACCATTCATGCAACTTCCAAGTCATACTAGAAAAGATGTTATCGAAGACTTACTGGATATTAATGTATTCTCTAAAATGAATATCTTGTTAAAAGAAAAACAATCATCATTAAAAAATGAATTGTCCACCATATCTAATAAAATAGAAATACTCAAGAATAAAATAGATACACAAAAGAAGTATATCAAAGATGTTCAAATACTTACTGAACAGAATATCAATGGTAAGAAAAATTCTATTGATAAAAATAGGACGGCTATATTTAATTACCAAGAAAAGAACTCTAATTATTCTACCGAAATAGAATCTTCTTTACCTAACCTTGAAGAAGAACTAAAGGCTCACAATAAAAGAAAAAATACTATCCTATCATACATAGCACAATTTAAACAACAAATGTCTGTGTTATCTAAAGATACTAAGTTCTATGAAGATAACGAGGAATGCCCTACATGTTCACAAGTAATCACAGAAGAATTACGAGATCTAAAACTAGTTTCTGCTAGAGATA